CTGGCATTTAAGATAATACTGTTTGCTGATTGATTATTGTGTCCTGCATAATGTCCGACAGCGATCGCATAGTCACCCTGACTTGATTGACCAGCATTGTCACCTATGGCAACCGCACTATCACCTTGCTCAAAATATGCTGCTGATGCTCCTACAGCCACTCCGTAGTTGCTTTGTCTAAGTTCACCTGCCTGTCCTCCTATAGCGACTGCACGGGTGCCTTGATCTTCTGATCCAGCTGATGCACCAATGGCAACTGCACGATAGGCTTGATTTAAACCGGCATTTTCACCTAGTGCTATCTTTTCTTCACTGGTTCTCAATGTTGTGGCTTCTATGTTACCGTAGACTGTGGCAGTGTTGCCATCTATGATCTGTGTTGAATTGTCTGTGAACACAGAGCCTATGAAAATACCTCGCAAGGTGCCACTCACAGCATCTACCATCACAGTGGAATCATCTGCAAATACACTACCTCGTAGATCGAATACTGGATTCACTGCAATGTTTAAAGTATCAGTACCTACTGTTTTTGTCAGAGTGATGGTTGCATCGCTGGTGATGTTTAACACGTCACTAACTGCATCAGCCTGTAGTCTATTAGCAGAATCACCATTGACTTCGATCTGTGTAAATGCGTTAACCGCTGGTGCAGAGTTTGTGATGGTGACATCACCGGAAGCAGCATCTAGAGACACAGTTATACCTACACCAGATGATATGCTGATCACTCCGGTGTTGGTTACTCTCAAGTTATCTCCGGTTGTGCCGTTTATGTTAATACCAGCGCCTGTGCTTCTACCCGAGGGCAATGCAGTAGTACTCTGTAAACTGCGAACACCAGCATTGGTTATTGTGGCTACTCCACTAGCTGTGGAAGAGGTTATTCCCAATCCGCTGGTTACACTCAGTATGCCTGTGTTTGAAAAGGTGATCGAGTCCGCGCCCGAGCTCACTGCAAGACTTATGCCTGAACTTGACAGAAAATTCACAGTGTCGCCGAATGTAGTGGCTACCACAGATAAATCATTGTTTACCTGTATTTCTTTGAAGAATGTTTTTTCGGGATCTATAATCAAGCTGGTTCCAATTCCAGTGATTGGATCTCCACCTACGGTTGATCCATCTGGTAGATTAACAGTAAGTCCAATTCCTTTAATCTGTGCATTACCAGACCATAATCCGTTCAATGGATCAGCAACTGTAGTTTCACTGGTAAACACTGATTTCCATCTGTGTGTGATATCACCTAGACTACGTAAATTATCTGTAGTAGGGGTAACATCAGTATCCAGTGAAGTGAAATCTATCGGAGTAAGTCCGCTACCGTTACCAATAGTCGCAACTAGAATGTCAAAGTTTTCATTTACTTTTGTAAATGCTTCATTAACATCGCTCCACAAAACAGGAGGACGACCTGGGGTTATGTTTGTATTGAAAGGCATTATGTTCTCCCTACCGCTATTTCTAATAGACCTATATGATCGCTATCATAATCTTTTAGAGCTTTACCGACCACTGTTCCAACTTTAACATCGCCGTGCGCAGCAGCAGCAACTCCTGGAATTCCAGATGTTACCAAGATATCTCCTTTTTTGATTTTACCAACAACCTTACATGGAACACGACCTTGAAGTGCGACTAGATTTTTCAGTCCCGGACATGCTTCGTACATGGTGTAAGCAGCGGTATTAGAAACAACACCTGCTACTCTTGTATCGTTTTTAATGTTAGTTGCTGTGACCTCTTTATCACCGCCAAATACTAGAACAGTTCCTACTTCATAGTCTCGATCACCTTCATAGTTTTCTGCAAGGTCAGCAGCATATGTGGCCTGCAGCCTTGATTCGTTTGGTGATGTACCGCTCAGTGTCCAGCGTCCTGTGATTGTACCGGCTGTGGTGTTACCACCTGTGGTCAACGTCTGTGCCTGTACTGATGTTGCGGTTACTGTAGAACAGGTTATAGGAGCATTGGAAATGCCATTTTGGGTTTTGAATTCGTGACTGTCATTCCAGTATGCTATCTTTTTATCTGCAGCCAAAGATCCATCTTGTATCAATATACCACCAGCACTGTTGTACCCGTAATATCTCAAATATCCGCCAGTGGCAGTGACAGCAGAATCTATGCCTAACTGTGTGTCAATCTTGATATTTGATACATCTACAGTCCTTCCACCAAAATCACCGTTGCTGTCTCTCACTATGATTTCACTGGCTCCCACACTGGCACTGGATCCTGCAGACCCTGCCACAACCACAAAGTTAGCATCACTGGCAGTTGAAGCGCCAGTTCTACGTAGGAATCCCACAGTGCTGTACTGTGATTTCTTAACAGCCAATCCCTCGTCTACCACAGTGGTAAATGCCACAGCAGCAGCATTGGCAGTAGCAGCAGTGCTGTTACCTATCAAGGTATCAGGCGCCATCTGTTCAATATCACTAAACTGTACCGAATTGGCTTTGAGTATTACAAAGCCGTTGTTAACTGTGAAATCTGCACTGCTGAAACTACTAAGTCCGCTGGCTGCTTGTATGGTCGCGGCTGAGCCTGTAGGTGCTGCTAATTGTGCAGTAGCAATGGTCATGTCTAACTTGCTCTGCACAATAGCAGCGGCAGCATTTACTTCTGCGTTGTTTACAACACCGGCATTTAACTGTACGTCTACATTGTTCAGAGTAGAGTCTACGCCTGTACGTAGATCAAAGGTCAAATCGCCAGTAACGCTGGCATTGATCAGTGTGTTACCCACACCAGTGAACACCATAAACTGACCACCCTGAACATCACTACCGGCCCAGTTCTGGAAATTGTTCAAAGTTAAACTTCTAAGATTAATGGCATCCTGTGGATTAGTAGCATCTTTGACATTAAATATCTTATTGAAATTCAAGTTCATGTCCGCCTTCATTCCCAACTGTCCATCTAAACTCATATATCCACCAGTGGTTACTGGTATCAGTTGGCTGGCAGTAACTGGTGCTCCGACATGAGTTAATCCCAGTCTACGTTCTATGTAGATACGTGTGGCATTTTCAGTAGGCACGGTGTCAGTGGCATTGTCGGTCATTCCCGAATCAGTTGAAAATTCTGAAACTGGAACACCTCGTTTAAATCCAATACCATCGAGGTTACTCAGTGCAATAGAACTTGAGAATGTGACCTGACCTGTACCCTGGTCAACTCTAAAGTAAGGTCCTACAGAGAAATTACCAAATTGGTCAGTGGTTACATAGAAGCAGCGTCCTACATCACGTTCTTCAGTTTCGGAATCTGGATCTAGAGCATTAACTGGTGCACCGAAAATTTCTGAAGGATAGTTGGTATCAGCATATGATCCTGTGCCTATTTCAAGCAGATCGTGTCCGGTGACACGAGTTAGTGAAATACGAATAGTCAGTGTGCCTAACGCACCACTGGTACGTGCGGCTATACCTGCCTTGATGGTATATGAACTGTCGGTGTTGTTAATCGCATCTACCAACCCGCGATTTAGAACCACTCGACCAAACGGTTGATTGGTCACTGATTCGGACTGATAAGTGCTGATTACGTATTCTTCGCCACGCCATACAAATTTACTACCCTGAGCTCTGGTCACCGATTCTGTTGATATTGCTACTACAGCAAATGTATCATCGCCTGCTCGGCCAGTTACTAATCCAACTTTTTGTGTGCCGCTTTGAGATCCGGTGGTTTCTATTGCAGTACCCCCAACCTCATCACTTATTCTAAAATCGTTTAGGCCAAGTCCAGCAGCTAATACATAAAATCTCGACTGTGTGGATATACCGGTAGGCAGAGCACCAGTAGTGGTAAATTTGATCACATCACCTGCTACGAAACCGTGACTGGTTAGTGTGACCACAGCTGGATTGGCTATGCTGATAGTACAGGTTGTGCCAGTGGGTACCGATGATATAAACTCTCCAGGATTTAATACTGTGAGATCTACATAGTCATAGTTTTCTCTCATATTTGTGAGAGTCAAACCTACAATGTTGTATCTATGAATGCCGCTGCCTGCGGTAGTGATACTGATCTGAGGACCATTCTTGATCGCAGACACACGGAATTCTGTTTCAGTAAGTCCAGAAGATGTAACAAAATAAGTTTCTCCTGCCAACAATGGTGCTGGCAGAGTACCAGTGGTTGAGAAACTTATAGTATATGATTCCACAAGTTTATGACTTTTCACAGCCTTGATAGTCAGCGGTGATCCGTTGGACAACGATGTTACAGCTCCACCGGGACTGGTACTGACAGTGAACTGATTATAGGCCGGTACAGACTTGATGAAATAGGTTATACCGCTGGTAAAGCCGTTGGCTGTGCTGGTAGGAATGATCCTATCACCGATTCGCAGTTTATGATTACCGCTGGTGGTACACACATCACTGGTTATGTCGGTGATGGTAAGTGTCACCTTGAATATCGTAGGAGTGGCTATGTCAACCAGGATGTCATACGGTCCATTCTCGTCAGAGTCTGCATCAAATTGCAGCACTCGATACACAGTATTTGGTGTTTCTCTCAGCTTAAGGCCAGTAGAAGGTCTTACCGCTACATCTTCAAGGCCGCCGGTCAGCAATATTTTATTGCTCATGCGAAGAGTCATTTTAGTACCATCTGGTACCGCAGCAAACAGACCTTCAGTAGCTGATCCTTCAGTACCTACAGATAGATTCAGTCTGCACACTCCCGCTGGTAAATCAGTAGTAGTTGTAGAAGTCACTGGATATCTATACACAGCATTGCCATGTACCACTTCCAGCTCCGAACTGCCTATGGGTGTATATTCGTAGCCTGTGACAAATATCAGCAGGCCATTGATCACGTTAGCATATGCACCGCTGGGGAAATAACAGGTTACACCTTGGCTGAGTTCTTCATAGAGATCAGTTGGTGTGGGAACTTCTAGCGGATCTGCACCCTCTGCTACCAATGCATAGATACCGTGTGCATTAGAACCAGCCACAGAACGAATCTGACCACCAGTGATAGCGTAGTAGGCAATTTGACAGTAGTAAGTGAACATGGACACAGCCTCAGTCAAACCACCATTGGCTACAACAATACCATAGCCAAGATCGTTGATCTGTGTGAAGTCATTACACAACATACTTCTATTTCCAGGCATCAACACTTCATATCTGTTACCATAGAAGTCCACATAGGCCACAGTGCTGGCTTGTAAAGTGGCCTTGTTGCTTTGTATAATACTTCTGGCAGTGATGTTATTGGCTGTATATCCCACAAAACTGGGTTCTGTAGCAGCTACCACTGCCTGAGCTGCTGTGAAATTAGCTGCACCAATGATTGAACTCATATTGGTCATCAGCGTGTTGATAGTGCCAGCTTCTGTTGCTGAGGCAGCAGTACCGGAGGTTCTAGACAGTGCAGAATAACTCACAGCAGGTGCAAGATCCTGCACCACTTGACCTAACAGATAATTTAGATATGTGTGCCACGCAGCAGTTTTGGCCTGTGACAAATTAGAATCTGTGATCACAGCACCTGTGAGGTTGTTGTAGAATTTCAGTGCTCTGGTACGTGTGGCCAAATTACCGCCATAGATAAGATCATGTATCACAGCTTCCACGGCCTGTCTACATTGATCTTCAACTTCACTGGCTACAAATGTATCAAGTGCTGTGAAAGGAGCAGTAGCTCCAGCTATTTGATTAGCAATATATGCTGTGATTTCAGCTATGGCATATAATTTATTTGCTATCAGTAGGTTATAGGCACTGGTAACATTCACTGACAATGATCCAGGTAATGTGAATGAGAGACTGGGAGCAGCAACTATACCTCGTCTAATTATGTCAGCAATAGTTGTATTGCTCTGATCCACAATAGTCTGAATGGTAGGATATGCAGTCAGTAACGCATTCACTGAATCGTGTGCAAACTCAATGGCTTCTATGGTAATGGTTCTTTGATCCTGTAATACCACTGCGCTCTGGCTGAGTCTATAAGTAATACCATTCTGTCGGGTCCAATAGTTGGTGCCTAACACTATGTCTCTGCCCAATCCATCTAAGATCAGTCCGGTGTCTCGACTACAGGCAGCATCATTGTAGGTGAACACACTGTACGGCCATGGTGTGGTTTCATCTAGAACAAATGTAGCTGTGCTGCCGTCTTTGTCGTAGACAAAATCTCTAACATAGTTGATGCGATATACTGAATCATCTACAATGAATGAACCTGGTAATTGCGGAAATCTATCTAGATCACTGACTTCTAATCTAGTAGGAGTTACCACGACATCTATGTTGAATTCTAGATTGCCTGCAAATCCGTCAGTGAACATACCGCCAGCCCACACCTTTCTATCTTTTGAACGTGAAAAACTCGCACACTCTTGGAAGTAAGGTGATCTAGACAATATTTGACCTGTGGGGTCTAAAACACCCATGAATCCGCCGTGTCCGATCGCAGATATGGCCTGCCAGCGCACAGTGTCGTTGGCTAGGAACACATCCATTTCTTCGTTTTCTTTAGGGTAATTTACGGAACCAGAACCATCGATAACATCCTGAAGTGCTGCAAGTAAGTCGGTTATTACCGCGTCAGCACCTGCCTCGGCCTGGAACGCAGGATCTATAACCTGTAAAAATAACGTCTGCTTGACATCAACGATCTCAGTATTGGTGATAATATCCTGCATGAGATCTTCTAGGTGTGCCAATACAGCTATGTACTCTGATAGTTGGGTGGTTATGGCCACCAATCCACTGCTGCTCTGATAGTATTTCAAACCTGCTGATATTGTTCGATTGTATTCACCATAGTCTAAATCGAATACAAAAGCATCTACTAATAGACCAATATCTCTTTTACAGAGATTATTATTATAAGTAAAAGTCGAAGTAAACGGAGCAACGTTGTTCACTATATTGTAGTTGATCCAAGCTACAATTTCATCTTGTAAAAAACTTCTGTTTAATCTTATAAGATCAGCAGCAGCGTTGTATCCGCCTTTGTTTTGTATTTTTGGATATACGGGTTGTGTGATATCTTGTAGATAATGATAGCCAAATTCCTGACTGGCAATGTCTAACCCATCAAGGACTCTGTCTCTACGGAATTTATAAAACGCCCAAGGCGAACTAGAGGTACCTGGACGTGGACGGAATATCACTCTGCGGAATTCATCTCCGACCACGGAGACATTGGCAGGAACTTTCAGAGGATAGTTTTCATAGTATTCACCACTTTCTACCAATACTGAGATCTGTATGTTTCTTGCAATGTCACCATAGGAGATTGATTCACCTATTTGAAATGTTCCATATATAATATCTACATCAAAAATTTCATTGCCACCGCTGTCTAGTGCGCCCGAATGTGCAACAATCTGTGCGAGAGCATCACTGGTCTTGCCTCTGATAAACAGGCCTTCTCTGATATCTCTGCCTCGTATGGCCTCGGGTGTGGAAGTAGTAACATCGCCAGTGAAGTCAGTGCGTTGGCCTGCGGTATAGATAAGGAATCGTGGAAGATCTACCTGGAAAGTTGGTATACTAGTAAATGCTGAACCTTTGTCCGTGATGGTTATACTAGTAATTACTCCGCCAGTGACCACTGCGGT